TAGTAAGACCCGCCGAGTGATCAAGACTCCGCGAGCATTATGGGGCACTGACGCAATCAGCCCCAAAGCCTATAAGGATTTATGGAATGAGCAGTAAAAGACACAGAGGCGCTGGACGGCGCTCTAAAGAAGACCGACTAATTCGGGGCATCGACCAGCTGGCCCACCTAGAGGAGATGCTGGCAAACATGCCCCAAGCCCTTCAAGAGGATCTGAAGGCAGGTATGGACGGCGCTGAGATCCTGGCCAAGTATAAGAACTTTGCTGCGGCCAAGCTCGTGGTCGCGATGAGACAAGACTCTGACCGCGGCGACCGCGCTGCCAACGCCATACTTGACAGAGTTGACGGTAAACCTATGCAAAAGCAGGAAATTACTACCAAGTATTCCAACCTTGAGGATAGTAAGCTCGATGCCCTCCTTAAGTCCAAAGGCGTCGATATCGAAGATGAAGAGCTTCATTAGATGGCAAAGCGCACGCGCGAGGAGAAGGTTGCCCTCCTGGCGCTGCTCGATGAGAAGGAGCTTCGTCTAAAGCGACGCAAGCCTCCATTCTCGCCCAATAAAGGTCAGGAGCCCATCATGCGCTCCAAAGCCCGGTGGCGCTTTATTTTCTCTGGCAACGGCTCAGGGAAGTCCACTATGCTCTGTCAAGAGCTTCACTGGGCAGCTACGGGCCACAACCCCTTAACTGGCGAATACAGCCCAGTCCCCGCTAAAATATGCTTGGTGCTTGACAACCCCGAGAAGATCAATGACATACTACTCGAGTATCGCAAGTGGTATGACATGCCCCCCGAGTGGTGCAGTAAAAGCGGCAAGCCTCAGATATCCTTTATCCAGTACGATTGCGGATCTACTGTCACTATTCTTTCCCATGGCGTGGAGCCCCTCAAGCTCGAGGGCTCTCAGTGGGATTATGCCTTCTTTGACGAGCCCCCAGAGAAATACGTCTTTACAGGCGTGACACGGGGTCTGCGACAAAAGGGCCGCCCAAACAAGCTGCTGATGGCCGGCACGCCGATTACGGCAGCATGGCTCCGCACAGACATTTATGAGAAGTGGTCACGCGGCGAGCTTAAGCACGTGGAATGTTTCAAAGGTTCCACCTATGACAATATTGACAATTTGGGAGTAGAGGAGATTGAGGCTTTCAAAGGCACGCTTTCCGCAGCTGAAAAGCGCACCCGACTCTTTGGGGACTTCTTTAACCTAGATGGCCTTGCCCTCGCACATCTCTGGAAGCGTGACGTACATATCATGCCAAGCATGGTGTGGGAGGATACCAACCCAGTAGTCATCGCCCTTGACCCCCACCCGTCCAAGGCCCACCACGCAATCATGCTAGGAGCGGATAGAGACAATCGCCTCTACGTGCTTAAGCATATGAGTCGCAAAATGACCGCTAGGCAGTTTGCCAAGGAGATCATTAAGTGGGCTGACGGCTTCCTAGTCGTGGACATGGTCTGCGACAGCTTAGGCTCCGCTGAGACTACGAGCGGTGAGGGCTTCCGCCCCTTTATCGAAGTGTGCAATGAGGAGCTTTCCCTCAAAGGGTTACGTATGCGCCCCACCACTTATGACGAGAAGAGTGACGAGGACTTTGTAGAGCGAATCAAGGACTCCCTTGCGATCCCAGATGAGCCAGACAACTTCGGCCAGCAGATCCCCAAACTCCGCGTACTTGAGGGATGCAAAGAAGTTATAATGGACATTGAGAATGCAGGATGGCAGCGAGATAGAAAGGCCCAAGAAAACAAGCCCAAGCTTGCTATTGGCAACCGAGACGCCCTGGCGTGCTTGAAATATGCCCTCGCATGTAACCTATATAGCGGAAAACACAAGGCAAAGATCTACCACCGTAAGGGCGCAATCCGGGGAATGACCACGTCAACCCAGAGGAGAGCACGTAGAGCTGCTAAACTTATTGCTGGAGCACAACGATGAGCGACGTACAAAACGACAAAGTAATCATAGATAATCTTTCGAACCCATTCGGTGATATCGATGCGCCCCTTAGGGACCAGATCCCTGCGAAATTGTTGAAGAAGTTAAGAGATCGAAACTTAGGGTCCACTGTTGACCAACTCTGGAGGCGGGGTAATGCTGATCGATCCACTTGGCTTAATCGACAGGAGCAGTTTCTGGCTACCTGGGATGAGTTTCTAGAGGGAAATGCCGATAGCGGCGATCTGTCCAGTAACCTCCACCTTCCAATGACCTTCATTGTGGCCAAGACCTACCATGCTCGGATGCTCCAGGCCCTAGAGGCCGTTGAGCCCACAGCTAGGCCCAGACGCCCTGACTCAGCCGACCGCGCCGAAGCGGTGAGTGAGCTGATGCTTTACTCGATTTCTGAGTGGGTGAATAACTTCCAGGGCATGAGCGAAGTGAATGATGCCTGGGTATGGGACTGGGTGACCACAGGCGTGGGCGTGATCAAATGGCGATGGGACACTAAGTTCACTCGCTTTGTTGACGTCGAGAAGCGTATTGTACCCGGCCCTGCGGAGGCAGTGACCCAGCCGGACGGCAGCATAATCTCAGTACCGTCCTTTCGGGAAGTCGAAGTCGAAGTGGACCAGACAAAGGAAACCTTCCGAGGACCCTGCTGCGATAGAGTCGCCCCCGAGGACTTCCTTCTAATCGGCGGCCAGGGAGATGCTCAGCGAGCAGACGCCGCAATTCATCGGGACTTTCTCACTAAGTCTGAATTGATGAACTTCTCCTACCAAAAGATTTTTGACCAGAAGGCAGCGGAAGCTGTGATTGGCGCAGGCCCGGACCACAGGTCGCGAGACGCCGCATCAACTATTTCCCAAGACAAGCGTGAAAACGCTGGCTTTAACTCGCTTGACACTGAGGCAGATTTAGATCGCTATGAGATTCTAGAGTGCTGGATGAAATATGACGTAGATAACTCTGGCATCGACAGTGAGATCGTTGTGTGGGTTCACCCCCAGACCAAGACTCTGCTTAGAGCCACCTACGCCCACAGGATTAACCAAACAGGCAAGCGCCCGTTTATCAAAGTAGATTTTTTCAAGCGCCCCGGCCAGGACTACGGTTTCGGCATCGTTGAGGCACTTTACTCGCTACAGCGTGAGTTGGACATGTTCCACAACACTCGCGTGGATTTTGGGATGCTTTCCACAGCACCCTTCGGCTTTTACAAGCCGGCGAGTACTTTTAACCCCGAAACCATCCGCATGGAGCCTGGAATGCTTATTCCAGTGGAAAACCCCACGCGTGATATCTTCTTCCCCAACTTAGGCAACCGCACCTCCTTTGGGATGCAAGAAGAAGCAGGTATTCTCAATATGATTGAGCGGCTGACGGGAGTGAATGAATTGACTCTCGGCGCCCTCTCGGGAGTGCAGGGTCCTACCCGTACTGCCACTGGCGCCCAAGCGTTGATGAGCGAAAGTAACACCAACTTGGATGTTCACCTTCGCAGGCTATTCAAAGGGCTCAAGCAGTCCTATGAGTATCTCCTCAATATGCTCCAGCTTCGAGTGAGCGCGGACTTCGCGTATCGAGTCACAGGCGATGGCAGCAGCGACTACTGGGGCTACATCAAGACACAAGACGATATCGCAGGAGACTTTGATTTCTCAATCGACCCGTCAAGCGCATCCTCCAACCCGCAGATTAGACAGCAACGAGCCATGAACGCTTTGCAAATCACTTCCAACCCGTTGAACCTGCAGATGGGTGTCGTTACTCAAGCCAACCACTATGAGGCGATCAAGGCCTGGCTCAACGCCTCAGGCATTAAGAACGTCAGTAAATATATCACTCAACCCCAGCAGGCCGCGATACGCATGACTCCAGAGGAGATGGCCAACCGCATTCTCCGTGGTGACGATATCCCAGCCTCCCCTACAGATGACAACGAAGGGTTCATAAGGTTTGTTGATAACATTGTTAAAGACGACGAGCTTTTAGGGCAGTTCGAAGAATCTGAAATCAGAGCACTCATGGCCCAGAAGCAAGAGAGGGAGCAATTGTTGGCAGCTATGCAGCGCCAGCAAGGGCAAGTAGCAAATAACGAGCAGATCGTAGCCAACTCACAGCTGGGGACCAATCCCAATCCTGTCGTAGGCGCCGCACCGCTCGTCTAGAGGGTCACATGAGAGACGAAGATAAAGAAATGTTGGAAACCTTAAGGTATTCCGAAGGGTACGAGGCGTTAAAGCGTCTTGTTGATAGTATTGTAATGAACATGGGTGAGCGGATTTTAAGCATGAGCGATCATGAAGACTCCGCCCAAGAGCTGTTTACCGCAAAGCTGCGTTATTCAGGGGCATGTAAACTACGCACTGAGATGACAACTGTCGTTGAAGGCAAAACCGGGTAGCGTCGTAATCCGCATAGAACACGATAATCCACGTAATGGAGAAAGAACAGAATGAGCGAAGAAAAAACACCGGAAACTGAAGACCGGTCACAAAACCTTCAGCAAGAGTTTCAACGGAAGCTCGATAACCAAAGCACTCAAACAGAGGCCCAGCTCTCAGCAATCGCAGCCCAGCTGCAGCAATTGCAAGCAGCGGTCACCCCACAAGCCCCGATGCCTGAAACGGATTGGAACAGCTTGTCATATGAGCCAGAGAAGCTTGCAGATGTGATTGAGCAGCGGGTAGCAGAGCGCTTGGATGCGCGTGACTCGAAGCTCTCGGCCCTCCAAGCAGAGCAAAATAAGGTTATGAATCAAATGTTTACAGATTTCCCTGAACTCGCAGTGCCTTCAAGCGAGCTGTATCAAGCAGCTAGCAAGAAGATCGGCGTTCTCAGCCAGCAATCCCCTGACGGCATTAAAGCAGCAGTCCTCGAAGCTGCAATGGAAGCAGGCCTCGTCCCCCATGGCAAAAGGTCTGCAAAAGCAGATACATCCAGAGACGACTTTTCTTTGGGTGGAGCAGGCGGAAGCGCCGAAGTTAAGCGGGGTGAGGGCGGCGAGCCCCAGATTTCTAAGGGGACAGCCATATGGGCTCAACTCTTAGGACGAGATATCTCCGACCCGAAAATTAAAGCCGGACTTGAAAAAGCAGCAGCACGCAAAAACTGGAGAAAGTACTCATAATGTCTGAAGTAACTAAAGTAACTAAAACTGCCCCAGCTAAAAAACCCGCTGGAGTGACGAAGAAAAAACCAGAACTTATGTACGTCCCTCGAAATGAGCTGGAAGTACCCCCACAAGTGAAGCAATATGCCGAGGAGAACAGCCTAGCGCTTCGTTGGATCAACGCCGCCCAATTCAATGGAAATGGCGGTTACCACCGTAACTACTGGATTCCGTTTAACTATCAGGATGCGAAGCTGGAGCTTGGGATTATTCTCGGAGCCCAGGACGGGTTCATTAGACGAGGTGATACAATTCTAGGAGTACGCGCCAAGGAAATTAACGATTCTCACAAGGAAGCGATTAGGCGGAAAAACTTGAAGTATTCAGCAGCTGTTGCAGAGAAGAACTCAGCGGAGCGGCTTAAAGAGACTATGAGAGAGCACGGCATTAAGGGCCGAGTCCTTTCTGGTTATGACGATTAAATAGGAAACCTTAAATGACAAATACAGACCGACCCAGGGGATTTTCCCCAGCCGGAGATGCACTGCGCGTAAATACTTATGTAGCAGCCGCAGCCATCGGACGAGGTGATTTTGTGAAGCAAGAAGCAGGCGGGCGCGTAGCAGCGGCTTCCCTTGCTGGATCAGTGCATGCAGGCGCTGTTATCGGCGTGGCGTTGCAATCAGCAGCAGTCGCAGGCGATGAAGTAGCTGTAGCGGATCACCCCGATCAACGATTTATTGGACAGGCAGATGGAGCGGATGTAGCTGCTCAAACTGACATCGGCCTTAACTACTCAATTCTAGGCACAAGCGCCTCAGGTGGAGAATCTCGACAAGAGGTCGATTCCAGCTCAGGAGCCGGCACCGCAACGTTGCCGCTTAAAGCCATGGAAATTGAGAAACGAGTTAACAACGCATTCGGCGCCCAAGTCGATGTAGTCGTAGCAGTTAACAACCATCAGCTTGCTGGTGGAACCGGCACGGCAGGAGTTTAATTAGATGAGTGCACCACAAATCTTAAGAGCCCAGTATAGTGACCTGTTTACAGAAGATGCGTTGCCTGCGCTGGAAGAACTATTTCTTTCAACGTTCAATCAGCATCCAATGGTGAGAGATCAGATCTTTAAGACTGTCTCCACAGTACAGGATATCTGGCAATATAGTGAAAACCATGATCTGCCTTTGTTTACCGAGACCCCAGAGGGTAGCGAGTATCAATTCGGCGCCACCAAGCAAGGGTTTGACAAGACTCTAAAGCCAGCCAAATACGGTTCAGGCTTTAGTATCTCTGAAGAAACCGTTGATGACGGGAAGATTAACCACGTTGCTGACCTAATCAGAAAATTAGGGCGCTCAGCTCGCGAGTCTCAAGAGATTCAAGGGATGAATGTAATTAACAACGGGTTCTCAACTGAAACCACTGCTGATGGAGTTGCTCTCTTTAGCGCATCTCACCTTTTGCCTTCTGGCGGAACTTACTCTAGTTTGCTGACTGCAGCTGACTTGTCCGATACCTCTCTTCGGGCAATGCGGGCTCAGTTTGAAACTGGCTGGGTAGGCGACACAGGAATTCAAGAACTCATTCAACCAAAGACGCTCTTAGTTAATTCTAATGATCGCCTCTTGGCCAACGAGCTTTTGGACTCTCGACAGCGAATCAATGACGTGTCTGCTGATAACGCAGCAACCAACTCTATGAACGGAATGTCTAGAGAAGGTATTGCAGTCATCTCCAGCCCGCACATCACTGACGCCGACTCGTGGTACATGCTTGCATCACCAGAAGAAACAGGACTTCGAATCGTTTCCCGCTCAGGCGTTGAGACGAAAGCCGCTGGACCTGACGCTGGTTTCATGACTGATTCTATTCTTTACAAAGCACGATACCGAGAAAAAGTCGGCGCAGTGCATGCTAAAGGTGTTATCGGCTCTGCTGGCGTCTAGGCAATAGCTTAGTAATATCAATCGATCTTTGGGGGAGTGAAGTGCATGCTTCCTCCCCCTTTTTTATAGCTACGTTGTGAAGGTAGACCTATGACCACTTATCAGCTTAAAACCTTTGACGATATTGTCCAGGCTACTTTGGAAGAGCTGGGCGTCGAGTCTACCGACACCACACGCGTCAACCGCATCAAGCGGGACATCAACACAATTTACCTACAGGAGCTTGTGCCGGAAAGCCGGTGGCAATGGCTCCGCGATACAGTCTCACTCACACACGAAGCATCCTTCGAGACCGGCTCATGCTCGGCAACCAAAGGCAGCAACGCCATCACCCTCTCAGAGACCCCACTGCGGAGCTACGAGGGCTACTGGTTTAGCGCCACCAGCGATCGGACGCGCTACAAGATTACCGCCCACACGGCGGGTACCTCAGCTATCACGCTCGAGCGCCCCTATATCGACAACTCCAATGCAGCGGCTAAGTTCGCCATCTGGACCGACGAGGTTCCTCTCCCAGCCGTGACCAATGAAGTCACTGAGGTCTGGCATGACGTATATAACGAGCCGCTAGAGAACTATGGTCACCAAGAATTCAGAAAGTATGTGAGCGGAAGCGGGGCCAAGACCACGTCTTACCCTACGATCTACACCACAGACAGCTACAAAGATCCTGATGAAGCCAGCTCCATTACCTCCCTCCCTTCGGTCGGTTCGGTGTCCTCGTCTCAATTCATCAAGACCATCGTATTCTCCGCCACCCTTGGTGCAGCAGAGTCGGTATCTTTAATCAAACCAGGCGACCGCATTAAAGTGGCCTCAGCTACCGAAGCAAGCTACAACTCTCAAGATGCTCAGGTCTTTGAACTATCCACCACTACCAACGCTAACGACACTATTAAGTACATTGGCACAGGCCCTGTTACGGAAACCCCAGGCACTGTAGGTAGCATTACCGTGGAAGCACGTAACGAAGCTCTCACAGGGGAGCGTTACCGCCGCCTACTCGTCCACCCAGCACGTAACTCGGTGGATACCATTGTTCACGTAGATCTAATCAAGGAAGCCAAACCCCTTGAGAATGACTCTGACGAGCCTCTCATTCCCCTAGAGCACCGCGTAGTCCTCCTATACGGAGCCTTGGCGCGTCAATGGGCCAAAGCCGGCAACCCTACTGAGGGGCTTAGAAACCAGGCCTTACTAGATCGCCGTATTGTGCGCATGAAGGGTCAGCTTGAGGATAGCCCTGAAAAGGCTCAGCTCCAAATCAACCGCCGGTATCTCAACCGCTCACGGTCCAAAGCGGGCAGATCCCTAGGCCCAGTGTTTCGCAATGCCACAGGCGGGGGCAGCGGCTCATCGCAGCCAAAAGGCTCCGCAGACACTGCAGCAGTATTTGACGGGAGCGGGAACCTAGCTTCCAGCCCCACTATCAGCACCACAGAGCTATCTTATCTGGATAACGCTACAAGTAATATCCAAGTCCAGCTCGATGCTCTCGGCTCCGACCCAACTCGGATCAGCCTAACAGCTGCGGTTCTTGCAGACGCCACCACAAATGGGGAAGCAATCTCCATGGCCGTAGCTACCTACACGACTTTTAGCTTAAGATACTCCCTCACCCGCGACGCCACAGTAGAAGTGGGCCAAATTAAGGTCATTAGTGATGGAACCTCCGCATGGATTTCCACAGACTTTGCAGGCCCAGGCACCACTGGGGTGAGCTTTGATGCTGACGTATCTGCAGGTAATCTCAGGCTCTTGTATACTACTACTAGTACCGGCTCTACCGCGGCAATGCAATATGAAGGCCGCCGCTGGCTGGCTTAAACCTTAGGGGAAAGTGAACCTAAATGGCAGACGATAAATATTTTAAGGTAAAAGAAGGCTTAGCCCTCTCCGCCAATACAAGCTCAACCTCCGAGGCCGGGTCCCTACGACGCCGAGCATCCGACGATGAGCTGGTCTACAATAGTGGATCAGGCGAATCTGTCATCCTCACTGAGGCAGGCGTTACTGCTTCGAATGTCACCAATGTAGCAGCGGGCACAATCGTCGCCACAGATGTCCAAGCAGCCATTGACGAGCTTGACACCGAAAAAGAACCTACAGTCACTAAGGGTGCCCTCACAGAAGCCACCTCAAGCGTTCTCACAATCGTGGGAGGCACAGGCGCCGTAATAGGGGCTGGGGCGTCTATCGAAGTAGCTGCCGCCTCTACGGGCGTCAGCGGGTACCTAAGCGGCACTGACTGGGATACGTTTGACGGGAAATCTGATTATGCCGATCCCCTCACAACCAATGGTGATATACTTGTGCGCTCTGGAGGCTCCACACAGCGCCTTGCAGTGGGCGCAGAGTCCGAAGTCCTTACAGTGTCTAGCGGTGCCCCAGCATGGGCCGCAGCGACCGGAGGGAGCGGAGGCGGCGACAGCTCCGCGACAGGCGTTGGACAAAAGACTTATTTTTCTAATTATGGCTTCGAAACGGACGCGGGTAGTGTATCTACCTTTGATGACGCTGGGGCAAGTTTTGTAGATGGTGAGGGAGGCTCCCCCACACGTATTACCGTGGCGCGAGTGACCTCCGCAAGTAGCGAATGGCTGGCGGGAGAAGGCAGCTTACAGATAACCAAAGCAGGCGGAGACAGTGCGCAGGGTGAAGGCTTGTCCTTTGACATGGAAACTATCGATGAGGTTGACAGGGGCAAGGAACTTGTCTTTAGCTTTGACCTTCTCACTCAAAGTTATGATGCAAATGAATTAGAAGTTCATGCTTACGACATCACCAACGCAGCTGAAGTAGATGTGCGCATGATTTCGTTTGGAGCAGACCCGGGCAGCAACGCCATCCCAGCAGTGAGTGGGCGTCATGTATTTGCGGTGCAGACTGCGACCAGCACAGCAGAGATACGTGTATCCTTGTTTGCCCCAGAAACAGCCACAGGCGGTTGGGTGTGCGGGGTTGACCAAGTTCAATTCGGCCCACAAGATCCACTTATCGTCGGTAACATCGGCGACTGGCAATCCTATGTCCCGACGGTTACAAACTTTGGAACTCACACGCTAAACTATGCAAGATACAAACAAGTGGGCGACACGCTTGAGGTCGCAGTCGGTTTTGATGTTGGTACGCCTGTCGCGGCGTTAGGTTCGGTCTCTTTACCTCCTGGCTTTGCCGCTGACATAACTGCCGACAATGAACTTGTTGGTGTGTGGCACCATCAGAATTCGGGGTCTTCGAATGTCGGTTTAGCTATTTTGCTTCATACCGATGACGCATCGTTGATGTATTTCGGAACTACGCAACACAACGCAACACCGTCGGCCGCTCTTACTCCGACAAATGCATCCTTCGCTAACTCAAGTTCAGTTATTGCCCTCACCGCATCCATCCCACTCGCAAACGCCTCATCAAACCTATCGGTAGGCACTGCGAGTACGTTTAAGATTTCGTCTTTGCTTAAAACTAGGGTGACTACGACTCCTGCAAAATACGGTGAGTATCGGGCGAAGTATAAAGCGGTCAACTCAAACAACTACGGCGCTTGGACAGACA